GAGCAGTCAAAGGCCTGATGGCTCCTGGGTCTAGCGGTGAAGTTATGACATGGCCGTGTGCTTCATCTGAAGCGACAGGAGCGCGCAAACCCAAATCAAACTCTCTATCTCCGTACACGCTAGAAGAGGATAGAAGAAGTACGGGAGCTGCGAGAGGAAGAGTGGCTAGCGCGCCATGGAGTCTGTGAGCGTCGCATATGTCGTACACCTCTGCACCAAACACCACAAACACAGGACGATCGGGGTCTACCCTCTGGACTAGCTCGTATCCGGACATGATTAGATGGTCACGTACGGACAAAAGTAGAGGGTGAGATCCTGCAACCACAAATTGAACTCTTCGCACGTATATCCTACTTCTTCAGCTCAGTCTCTGGACAAGCACAGTGTAGAGGTATCTTACCGCACTTAGTGCACTTAGGAAGTACTATGGGCGCAGACTTAGTATTACCGGGCATAAATCCAACTCGTTTTTGGAGACGTTAGTAGATAAGAGAGAGCAAAGACACGCACATGCTGCTCTCGCAGCATGCACTGAAAACCATTTTTGTATGTTACGAGATCCAGTGCACCGGACATATCCTCTACTCGCATCATCGCATACAGCGGTGCGTGATTCTTTGTGAACACCAACAAAGGTATTTTTCCTTGTGGTGTTTCTTCTACTGCCTGATCCCACCACTTATGCATGTGTGTTTTGTCTGAGGTGAGCATCTGTTCAAGTGTCCACCCCTCAACTTTTTTGCTCTCTACACAGAACGGAAAAGTTTGGTCGGGGGTAACAATGTCACCTGCCATTGAACTAGTGTCTACGCCAGCAAAACCACGGGTAGCGAACGCACCAGAGCCTGGCGTACGAAAGAACTTCGCATCCCACCAGACTTCAAACAATTTCACGAGTCTACGTTCAGCAGACTGTCCCTTCCGCCTGCTGTTCAGTCGCTTAGAGGATGTCCCACTCATATGTGTTCTCCGCGTACGTTACCGAGGGCTTCTCTGTAGCCGTTGATGGCTCTTTCTTGTGTATGTATACATAGCCTTTTTGGAGCTTGTCTTTAACCCTGCCACGCAAGTAAGAGTGCGCGGCGCTCAAGGTTGTAAACCTCTTTACAACCTTGTTTTCTCCTTGCGTGCCTATCTTACCCCAGGTTACCGACACTACCCAAGGTTTCGACCCGTCAATGACGGGTGCAGTGGTTTCTCTACCTAGCACAGCTTTCCAGAACTTGTTGTGCCCTTCGTTAGTGCACTCTAAGTGCTTCGTATCCAGGACATCCAGCATATCATTTACTTTCTGACTTAGCTCTAGAAGGCAGAAAAACTGCGTCCTTCGCGTTCCATCCACGCTCAAGCCGTTTGTAGATGTTGAACATAGAAACTACACATCGCTCATCCCTAGACCATTCGGACACAGTTTTGGTTTCCCCGTCTATGGTTAGCTTTACATTGCTCCTCGTGTTCACATTCTGCTCGGCACGAGAAGCCCAACGCACATTACCTGGTTCATACCCTTTATTAGTGTCTATGCGTTCTATGGTGTCCTTGATGTTTGGGCGCTTTCCTACCATGAACAAAAAAGCTTCGAAGCTGTCTCTCCACATGTCGCACACAGTGATTCCGCGTCCACCATAGTTTTTGTAGTCCTTGTTAGTAGGGTTGTGGCAGCGCTGAATCATATGCACCCAAGTAACGTACTCAGGACTTGCTTTTCCATAAGGCGATGCTCCGTGAGTTGTTTTGGACAACCCTACGGAGCATCTTTTGCACATCAGAGATTTTGAATTTAGTAGGTCGTACTTTCTTACAGGGTGCTCTGTTCGCCCACAAGCGCACTGGCATACGACCTTACCATGAGCTTCAGGTCCTATAACTGTCCAAGCTCCATACTTCTTTCCTATTTCTATCCCAGACATGGTAGAAATATCTATAGCACTGAACTTGTTCCCTGCAAGCCAGCTTACCGAAGCTGCTTTGCCTTCTTCGCACTAGCTATAGCCTGGTCTAGTACCTTCTTACCCATAGTACCTCCTTCGACCAGCTGAATCTTACTAGCCTCTTCTTTTGCAGCTTCACCTGCGAACTCTGCAATCTTCTTAACCACAACCTCAGGCGGATTCTCAATTACTTGCAAAGTAATTTCTTTTTGTTCTTCGTCTACTATACGCTGTACCGTGTAGTAGGTATCCATAAACATGCGGAATTTATCCGACAGTAGTAGCTGGTTAAATATGGTGCCATACGCAAGAAGTGTTGTCTCTTCCTGCTTTGTAAGTCCACCGGCCCCTGTCTGTTTATCATCCATGGTTTTCCTTGTCTATGAAACAATCTTCATTCGGTAGGGTTTTTCTGTACTGAATCCACGGCGCTCTGAAGTTACCTGAGAACGTGTTGTAGGCCATCTCGTCCAAAGAAGCAACCCTAGCCTGGTGCTCAAATGGCGACATGTGTCCCATGCTCAATAGCATGTCATGTCGGCTAACTTCATCTGCTATAGACTTCTTCACATTGTGTTTCTCGTACGAGACTGCGGCGCACCTAGCTACCGACAGCTTCAGTAGCAAGCCTGTAGCTTCGTGATGGCCACCAACTGCTTCCTTGTCTTCTTCAGACACTAACGGCAAGTGGTATTCTCCTACGCGACACAGTTGCTTCGGCTCAGAAGCTATTAGAGCGTCTCGCATAAGCTCTGCTGCCTTCTTTATTTCCGGTTGCGCTGCTTTGTGGCAGCGTAAGTTCATATAGTTGTCCCACTCCGTGGCAGTAACAATCTGCGTTACCCACGAGAAAGGCTCAGTAAGCCTGTTAGCGTACTGCTTGTGCACACCCAGCTTTGCCAGCGCTCTGGCATGGCGCAAAGAATCAGCAAGCGCCTCACGCCAAATTGCCTCAGCGGCTTTGTTCTCTTCCTCGGCTAAGAAGGTGTCCGCCTGCATTCCCTTTTGGTTTTTACCAAAAGCTTCAGGCACGAAGGGATTTTGTTCGATGGCGGCGCACCTCGTTTCTACCGGAATAGCTCTACTGGATGCTGTATTCCTGCTGAATACTCGGTGAGTATTTTGCTCTGCCAACACAATTCTTGGAAAAGTAACTACCATGGTAGTTAATCTTACATTTCCAGGAGCAATGGAATCACAGATTACTTCTGCACTATACATTTTGTGCCTCAATGATGGGTAACATCAAATATTGACATGAAGGTGTCCACACCTTGGTACAACTCTTTCAGCGAATGTTCGTTCTGCACCAAGAAATCAAACTTGTCCATAGTAAATTCCTGTGCTTCTGATGCATGACCTGCGATACCAGTTTCTTGTGCTTGAGAATCCGTCGCAGGTCTAACTACACGAATAATACTTCCCCCCTCAGCGCGAATAGCGGCAAGTTCGTTTGAGAACCTAACATCCGAAACTACGACTCCTCGTGCTGCTTTTCGTAGCTTGTCTTGTCGTGTCAAGCCTTTTAGCGGGTCGTACTCCCATTCCTTAGTATTTCCATCCTCGTGTAGAAGTGTTCTGGCTTGTGCAATCAGCGCGTTTATCCATATGTCTTCATGGACCGCTTCTCGTCCCCACTCTGTGCCTAGCGCCTGCAGCATCACTCTTGGAGACAAATTAGGATGCTCAGTTCGCAGCCAAAAGAACCAGTGAATTAAGGCTTTGTACGCATCTTCTACTTCGTCCGTACCAAGCAAAGACCTACAAAAGTCTAGACCAAGAAGAACTACGCGGCCCTCAGCTGCGCCCCACGCCTTACTTCCTTCCCGGTATCTGGGATCCTCAAAGTTGCGATACTGCGAAGCACCCCAGAGTTGCTGCTCTGTGAAAAGAAAGACATGATAGCCAAAACGTTTTATTGGGTCCGCCAGTGCCATCCTAGCGAAGCCGTGTTCGTGGATCAAATGCTCAGCCACAGTGTCTTTGCCTGACCCTAGTTGTCCAGATACGCCAATTATCCTAGTCCTGTGCATCGTCATTCCATTTCTTAGCAGTTTTTGTGTAGACCACAAGGACGTATGCCTACGTTGACAAATAAGCGTGAGTAAGTTACATTACCTATTACCAGCTGACAATGTAAATGCTGCGGTATTACAAGTTCAGCTACGAGGTAGCGCGTGACAACATCTGAGTTGTTTGAAGAACTTCGTAAGTTGATACAAGGTGACATTACTCATAACTTGGGTAAAGCCACCGGCAATCTTACTTACTTGCTAGAAAGCGTGTACCGGGGCTTTGCCCCTGCTGTGGACATTGTTGAAGTTACCACAAGTTACGTAGCTAGCAGCTCTAATAGTTTGATAATCGCGGACGCGACTGGAGGCAACGTAAACATTACATTACCAGTAGCTTCTTCCCTAATAGACATAACCTACGGTACCTCTAAGATATTCTACGTAAAAAAGGCTGATGTATCAAGCAACCTTGTACGCATACTAGCCACAGGGTCAGACACGATTGAAGGTGCTAGCATACTAACTTTGTCGTCCCCACTGCAATCAGTGCTGCTTGCTCCTGATGGTAACGATTGGTTCATTCTCGCAACTAACGGAGCAGGGGGCGGCGGCGCAGCAGTTAACACGATA